AGATTTAATGCGCCTTTACAATATACATCACAAGATAGAGCAGTCACAGCAACAGATTATGAATCAATTGTTAAGACTTTATATCCTAATGCATTATCAGTTAGTGCTTGGGGAGGAGAAGATGATGAAACGCCAGTTTATGGTGTGGTAAAAATTTCTATTAAGGCTGCTTCAGGTTCAACTCTAACAGAGGCAACTAAAGCGTCTATTGTTAAAGGTTTAATACCTTACAACGTAGCTTCAGTTAGACCTCAAATTATTGATCCAGAAACAACATCACTTGTACTATCAAGTGTTGCTAAGTACGATAAAAAAGGTACAAGTAAATCAGCAGACACTTTAAAGTCAGAAATAATAGAAGCGATAACAAATTACAATACAACTACTTTACAAAAGTTTGATGGTGTATTCAGATTTTCTAAATTAACAGGTTTAATAGATGATGTTGATACAAGTATATTATCTAACATCACAACTCTTAATATGAGAAAGAATTTTACACCTACTATTGCGTCTTCAACAAAATACGATATTTATTTTAGAAATGCAGTATACAATCCACATTCAGGTCATTCATCTGTTTTATCATCAACAGGTTTCAAAGTTTCAGGTAGTAATTACGAAATGTTTTTAGATGATGATAGTAATGGTAATGTTAGAAGATATTATCTAGTAAGTGGTGTTAAAACATATGCTAACAACACACAAGGTACTATTAATTACGAAACAGGTCAGGTAACTCTAAATTCATTGAACATAGCTTCTATATCTAATATAAGAAATGAATCATCTAACGTTATTGAGATTACAGTTAAGCCAAATTCAAACGATATTGTTCCTGTAAGAGATCAAATTATAGAAATAGACGTTGCAACGTCAAACATAACTGTAGAGGAAGATACATTTGTTGGTGGTTCATCTGAAGCTGGAGTAGGCTACAATACAACAACAAGTCATTAATAACAATGGCAAAGTTTGATAATAAAATATCCAATTTAATACCGACACAATTACCAGATTTTGTAGTTGATGATCACCCAAAATTTGTAGAATTTTTAAAAACTTACTACCAATTTATGGAAGCTGGTGAATTACAAGTCACTTCTATTGAAACTACAGACGGAATTAATTTAGAAAATCAAACAGGCGTAGAAAGCAATTTAGTATTAGATGGTGGATCACTTGGCGCTGAAAAAACACAATTAGACCTTAATGATAAAATATTATTAGAAGATAGTATCTATGGTAAATTTACATATAAAGAAACTATAACAGGACAAACTTCTAAAGCAACTGCTACTGTATTAGCTGAAGATTTAGATAATGGAAGATTATTCATAACATCACAAGACAAATTTATAATTGGAGAAGTTATTTTAGGAGAAACTTCTAATGCTCAAGCAGTTGTTAACAAATATAGACCTAATCCTGTTCAATCTATTCAACAATTAACAAATTTTAGGGATCCTGATAAAGTTATTTCTGATTTCTTAAATAATTTTAGGGACGAGTTTTTTAAAACTATTCCAGAAAATTTATCTTCAGGAATAAACAAAAGAAACTTAATTAAGAATATTAAATCATTATATAAATTAAAAGGCACACAAAAAGGTCACGAATTATTTTTTAGAATACTTTTTAACGATAACTCTCAAACATTTTATCCAAGAACACAAATGATGAAAGTATCAGACGGTTCTTGGAATACACAAACAGTTTTAAGAGTATTAGGTTCACAAGGCGAACCTTTAAATTTAGTAGGTAGACAAATAAAAGGAAGAACATCTAAAGCAACAGCAATAGTAGAAAATGTTGAAAAATTTTATATTGGCGCTAGTGCTGTTTCTGAAATTACTATAAACAAAGATACTATCATAGGTACTTTTGTAGTAAATGAAGTAATTGAAGGAACAGAATCAGATCAATCTGATTATTACATATTAGCTACAATTACAGGTGTACCAGGAGAAAAAACAATTACTAACGATGGTAATCTTTACACAACAGACGATCTTATAAAAATTACAGGTGGTGGCGAACAAGCTGCTATGCAAATTAGTGATATTGGTCCAGGTAAAATAACAGATATATTTGTTGACGCTGGTGGATCAGGTTATGAAATAGGAGACACTTTAACTTTTGCTAACACAGGAACATATGGTTTAAATGCAGCTGGTGTGGTTACAGTTGTTAATGGTGCTGTTGCTAATGAAGATGGCGATCATATATGTTTAGAAGACGAAACATCTGCTGGTGATCATTTAACAGGAGATAAAATTGTTTTTGAATCAGGCACAGGTACAGGAGATATTACAGACATATACTTAACAAACGGTGGTGATGGATATAAATCTTTACCAACTGTTTCAGTTACATCTACGTTAGGATCAGGTGCAAGTGTATTAGCATATGGTACAGAAATAGGAAAAGTTTTAGGAATAACAACATCAAATTTAGGTATTAATTATCATCAAAGTCCTACACCACCAACATTATCTTTTGTAAACAATTTATTTGTTATGACAGTTAGTGGTTCTTTTCTTAATGGAGAAACGGTAACTGGTGCTATTTCAGGTGCAACAGGATTAGTTTCAGGTTGGAGTTCAGATACAAACATTTTAAAATTAAAAGAAACTTCAGGTACTTTTCAAGCAGACGAATCAGTATCATCAAGTTCAGGTAGTGCAACTATTAAAAGAATAGATGTCACTTCAGCAACTGTAGCTGTTCAATCAATTGTAGATACAGATGGTAGATTTACTAATGAAAAAGGACATATTTCAGAAACTACAATGAAAGTACAAGATAGTTTATACTATCAAGATTTTTCTTATGTATTAAAAGTAGGTAACTCAATTAATTTATGGAGAGACGCATTTAAAAAAACAATGCATACTTCAGGTTTTTATTTTACAGGACAAGTTGATTTAGAAAGCAGAATTAATATGCAAGTTAGCGTAGCAACTGGTTACGCAACTGGTGTAGTTGGTACTCCGTTGATTTCAATGATGAAATTAATATTTGAAACTGTATTTGGTAGAAGAACAGGAACAGTTGATGATGGTTCAGCAGTATCAGTTAACCCTCAACAACCTAATCCAAATAACTCTAGAGACGTGACTGTAACAAGAGCTCCTATAGGTGTTAGATTAAATTTAAGAATAAGAAGATTAGTAGGAACAGGTGTACCACCTAATACTATTAATATAAATCAAGGATTTGCATATTGTGGTCCTAGATTTTCTTCAATAAACAAATGGGCTAATACGGCATATGGTGTCACTGGTAATAGATCAGGTGGTATCAATGGTACAACTGGTAATACTTTTAATAGATTAAATGAATTAAAAATCACTGGTACTAGATCAAGTCTAGATGGTACAACAGCATTATTGGGAATGATAAGTGGTACTAATGCAAATGAAGATGATTTTGGGTTTATGTTAAAGACCAACTTCGCTTTTCCAACGGATATCACATTCCCAGGAGAAGAATCGTTTAGTGGTAGTTCTATAACTTTTGACAAAGACAATAAGAAATTTGACCAAACAAACGTATAAATATAACTATAAATAGAGATAGAAATGGCAAAACAAACAATAGCAATCGGTTCAACTCCTAATGACGGCACAGGTTCTACTATTAGAGCTGGTGGCGATTTAATTAACGATAACTTTAACGAAATCTATACTACTTTCGGAGATGGTACAAATTTAAGTACTGGTGTAATTACTGGTAAACAAGAAGGAACAAACTTCTCAAACTCTATAATGATCGGTCACTCGGTGACAGGTACTTTGAGTTCAGCACAAGAAAACGTTGCTGTTGGTAAAACATCTTTAAGAGCAATTACTTCAGGAGACGATAACGTTGCCGTGGGTTTTGCAGCTTTACAATCAGTTACATCTTCAGGAAAAAGTGTAGCTGTAGGACACTCAGCAGGTAAAGACGCAACAGGAGAAAAAAATACTGTTATAGGCGCAAACGCAGGTGTAAAAGTATCTTCAGGACAACACAATACTTTTGTAGGTTATAATGCAGGTCAAACTATAGAAACTGGATCAGGTAATGTTATTATAGGAAATGCCTCTGGTAATACAGCAGGTGAAACTAGAGCAATGATAATTGCAGGATCAGATGGTTCTACTTTGACAACTTGGTTGGAAGGAGATAGTACAGGTGAGGTTACAGTATTTGGTAACCCAACAAAAAATTTAGGTATTGCAACAAAACAATACGTTGATTCAAATATTACAGCAAATGACGAAATATCTGAAATGTCAGATGTCACTTTGACAAGTATCGCAAGTGGTGATATTTTACAGTGGAACGGTAGTGCTTTTGTTAATACTGCTTTAGGTACAATAGGTACTATGGCTGCTCAAAATGCCAATGCAGTTAATATTTCTGGTGGTTCTATCACTATGGGATCGCTATCAAATGCGTCAACTGTATTGATTAAAGACAGTTCAGGAAGTACATTAAAAACAATTATTGGAACAACATCATAGGGAAGTATTATAAATAGGAATAACAATTATGCCAGCGATAATAACAACAAAATTTAGAATAAACAATAGTGAGCAGTTTCACGAATCTTTCACTGAAGCGTCTCCAAACGTTTATTACATCGGTCTTGCAAGACCACAAGCTTTCGCTACACCTACAAGAGGTGATGGCCGAACAGATTACGAAGGAACAGACTCAAATCCAATAACTCCAGGTGATACGGTTGTTGCAGAGTTTAATACCTTTGATGATCTTTTAGCAGCTAAAAAGATTACAAGTTCAGATATATCTTTCTGTATACCTAGAAGAAATTGGGCAACAGGAACAACATACGATATTTACAGACACGACTATGGCGAATATGTGACTGGTAGTACTTCTACTAGAAATA